CCGATGCCAACATCGGGTCAGGAACGGTTTGCGGTTGGTCTGCAACAGGCAACACCACATTCAGCCAGCGCAACATCACCGTCGGCGTAATGAAAATCCAAGAGGCTCTTTGCCCTCGTTCGCTTGAGCAGTACTGGATGCAGTCACAGTTGACTGCTGGTAGCCAATACGACGGCGTACCTTTTGAGCAGGCATTCAGCGAGCAGAAGGCTCTCCGTATCGCCGAGGCTTTGGAAACCGCCATCTGGCAGGGTAACTCCTACTTCAGCGGTGTCAACCAACTGCTGAACGCTGCATCGGGTTCTACCGTTCTCGCCAACGCTTCCTCTACCACTTGGAACCCAGTATCGGCTTCCGTTGGTATCACCACAAGCAATGTCATCAGCATCTTTGACAAAGTTTACAATGATATCCCACAGGCTATCTTGACCCGCAACGACCTCGTAATCTTCTGCGGATGGAATAACTTCCGTACCTTGATTGGAGCCATGAAGTCGCAAACTGGTGTCATGTACAACCAAGTTGACTTGCAAGGTTTGGCTGATGGTGACATCATCTACCCAGGTACGAATGTCCGTGTCATCGCAGTCCCAGGCTTGACCTCTACCAACCGCATCGTTGCAACATACCTCGGCAACTTGTTCTACGGAACTGACTTGTTGTCCGACGAAGAGAACTTTGAGTTGTGGTACTCCAAGGACAACGATGAAGTCCGCTTCCAAGCCGCCTTCAAAGCAGGTGTGCAGTTCGCCTATCCCGACTTGATGGTTGACTTCAAATTGGCCTAAGTGTAAGGGGGGGAGGGAAACTTCCCCCCGTTATTTTGTTCGCAACCCTAAAATAAAATATACACTATGTCCTGCTCCTTAACTACGGGCTACGCCCTCGGATGCCGCAACTCGGTTGGCGGTATCAAAACTATTTTTATCCAAACCTTCAACCCAACAGGAACGGTCGCCAATACGACTGGCTCCGTGTCGGGAACCCTCGCAGGTACTTGGTTTGAATATGACTTAACCAAGGCGACTTCATCGATGACCGAAACGCTGAACGCATCGGTTGAGAATGGAACGCTTTTCTACACACCCGAACTGACCTTCACCATCAACAAGTTGCAGACGACCGTCCGTAATGAGTTGCGCCTGTTGGCCCAAAATCGGGTGTACGCAATCGTCCAAGACAACAACGACCGCTACTGGTTCCTCGGTGCGGCCAACGGCTTGGAAGTGTCTGCGGGAACCGCTGGAACGGGGACTGCATTCGGTGACCGTAGCGGCTACGAGTTGACCCTTTCGGGCATGGAGCCGAATCCGATGCTGAATGTTTTGTCAACGCAATTCACGGTAGCCTCGGCACAAATCAGCGGTTCGTAAACTATCTTTGACCTGCGGGTTCTCATACGCCCGCATGGTTTAGTGGTCTGGGCCATCTCGCAAGGGGTGGCCCTTTTTTTTGTACCTTTGGGCATGAGAATTTGCATCGTTTACAACGCCCACCCAACGGGCTGCTCGTTCTATCGCTTGGAAATGCCGAACGCTTACCTCGGCGACAATTACACCGAGTTTGACTATGTATGCGTGGACAATATCGCCAATGTCAAGGACGAGGACTTAAAGACCGTTGATATATGGCTTTTTAACCGCTTGTGGTGTCAAGGTACCTTGGACCAAATTCGCAATGTTTACAAGGCTTTGACGGCCTTTGGCGCCAAGGTCATCTTGGACCTTGACGACTACTGGGTGCTTGAATCGGGGCACATCATGTATCGGCACTACCTGTCCACGAAATTGGATGCGCAGATACGGCAGCATATTTGTCTTGCTGACCATGTGACCACGACGACCGAACACCTTGCGCAGAAGATACGCCTGCTGAACAAGGCCGTGACCATCCTTCCGAACGAACCCTATGAGGCTTATCAGCAGTACATCCCCGACACGACGGCTGAACCCGAACCGCACCTGTTTAAGATTGGCTGGTTTGGAGGGGCGCAGCATCAGGAGGATATCGCACTCGTTGAGCATTCCTTTGGCCTGCTTGCTCATGACAAGTCCCTTGACGGCCGATACAAAATCTATCTTGGCGGATGGAACGACAACAACCCCGTTTACGACGACTACGAGCGGATGCTATCGTGCAGGGGATTGAACAAGAACTATGGCCGCATCCAAGCGGCTGACATCTACTCCTATGTGGGCGGCTACAACTTCATCAACGCAACCATCGCCCCGCTCCGAGATACCAAGTTCAACCGCCTCAAATCCGAGTTGAAGGTGGTTGAAGCAGGATGGATGGGCAAGGCTATCATCGCCTCGGAAACCATCCCCTATACGGACATTCTCGTCCACGGCCACAACGGGCTTGTGATACCCTACGGGAAGAAGGACGCTTGGTACAAGGCGGTCAGGAAGTTTGTGAACGAGCCTGACTACGCCAAAGCCTTGGCCGTGCAGTTGAGCAAGGATGTCCGTGAACGCTTTGACATCAGCAAAACCGCCGAGCGCAGAGCCGAACTCTACCGCAGTATCGGGCGCAAATTGTGAAATTCGGGCGCAAAGTACATTTAGGGGTAGAGTGATTTACCTATCCCCCAACACCACCAACACCATCGTCGTCACTTGGACGCAGCGGGCATCTTCGGGCGACCGCTACATCTTGCGCTTGACCAACATCGCCAAGAATGTCACGACCGACTTCACCATGCTGAAATCGGACAACCTATCGCAATACACCGAACGCTATGACAAGTTTACCATCGTTGTCGGCTCTCTTGAAACGGGGTCGTATAAGTATGAAGTTTACGATACCAATTCCACGGTTGCTGCAGCCGTTGCGGTGGTTGAAACGGGCTTGGCGTATGTACAGGTAGTGTCGCTGACATTCAACACCTTCGCAAATTCCATCCAGTACACCGTCTTCGGTTCGTCCGACGAGGGTGTCTTTGACCAAACCTTTGACCAATCCTTCGCATGAGCGTACAAACCCGAAGCCAGTTGGCGGCATCTGCTGCTACCATCACCAACGAAACCGCCGCAGGAGCGAACACCGCCGCCCGTGTCGGTGGACTATTCGACGACCTTGCAGACACCGCCACCTTGGACCGAGAGCGAGGCGTGGCGAACCTTTACCTTGACGAGGTGAAGAACTTTGCCCCGACCCAAGGGAGTGCCGTCAAGTTGACAACCCCGTTGAAATCGGGACTGCTGACTACCTACAACTTTACCCGCACAACCACCGCCATCACCTACACGGGGACCACAAGTGCGGCCTTGCGGATATCGGCCAGCATGGTCTTGGCCCAAGGCAACGGCAACCAAATCAAGGTCTATATCGCCAAGAACGGCACACCTATTGAGCAGAGTATGACCGACATCACCACGACCCACACCAACGGCCATGCGGTGTTTACCGAAACCGTCCTCCAAGGTGCGCTGAACGACGAGTTCACTATCTACATCAACGCCGTCAACGATGCCGCAAGTATTGCAATTTCGGCCCTTTCATTTACCGTCCACACGCTATGAGTATAAAGCAATCATTCACCCAATGGCTTGGGATTGAGCATAAAGTCCCCGTGATGCTCGAAAACAAGGCGGGCAAATACATCACCTACGGAGCGTTCAACGAATACCCTTACTACCTGCTGGACAACTACCGCCGAAGCAGCAAGCACAACGCTATTGTGAACGGCAAGGTGAACTACATCGTGGGCGGTGGCTGGCAACCTGGGGAGAAGATGACCGTTGAGCAGCAAGCCCGCTACGCCAAGTTTTTTGACGGGTTGAGCGAGCATGATGACCTCAACGACATCACCGAGAAACTCGTCCTTGATTTGGAAATCTTCAACGGGTTTGCGGTTGCAGTCACTTGGAATAAGATGGGAACCATCGCCAAGATGGAGCATATTCCCTTTGAAAAGATTCGTGTGGACAAAGACGAGCGGATGTTTCAAGTCGCCGATTGGTACAACGACGACATGGTGCAACTCTATCCCAAAATCGGGGATGTAGAGAAGATTCCCGCCTTTGACGCAGACAACCGAATCGGCAAGCAACTGTTCTATTACAGGGTCTATGCAGCGGGTGTCAAGTCCTATCCCCTGCCCGAATATATGGGAGGGCTTGCATATATCGAAGCGGACTGTCAAATAGCCAACTTCCACAACAACAACCTGCGGAACAACTTTTGGGGCGGGTATCTCATCAACTTCAACAACGGCATCCCAACACCCGAAGAACAGGGCGACATTGAGAGGCAGATTAAACGCAAGTTTTCGGGGACCGACAACGCTGGCCGCTTTGTAGTGACCTTCAACGATGATGTGTCCAAGGCTCCCACCTTGGAACCGCTCACTCCGTCCGACATGGACAAGCAGTTCGAGATTCTTAACAAGACCGTGCAGCAGGAAATCTTCATTTCGCACAGGGTCGTGAACCCGATGCTCTTTGGTGTCAAGACCGAAGGGCAACTTGGCGGCAGGCAGGAACTGGTTGAGGCGTATGAGTTATTCAAAGCGACCTATGTGAACGACCGAGTGAGGAAGGTGGAGCGGATGATTAACTATTTGGGTTCGTTCAACGGCGTGGAGGGCATGGAACTTATCCCTGTGGAACCAATTACGGAGCGACTATCCGAAGCCGCCCTGCTGCAAATCATGACCCCCGAAGAGTTGCGTGAGAAAGCGGGCCTCCCTGCGTTGGAAAAGCAACCCGCCGATGTTGTGGGACCGAATCCCCAACCCGACGAGCAACCGCAAACACCTGCACAACTTTCCAACGACAACATCAAGAAGTTGTCGGGCCGTGAGTACCAAAACCTCATGCGTATCGTTCGGCACTACGCCCAAGACAAAATCACCTTGGAGATGGCCCGCACCATGCTATCCGCTGGTTTCGGCTTGACCCCTGAAGAAGTGAACACGCTCCTTGGCGTGCAAGAGCAAGCGTTTTCCGAGCCTACATGGGGCGAAGAAGATACCGAGGACTACGGATGGGGGGAAGAAGAATTTAAGGTCTTGGAGGTGGTCGCAAGCAAGTTTGGGAGCAATGCGGACGACTATGTTGTCATGCACTCC